CGTCATCTGCATTCGCTATTTTTGCCGGAATAGTAAACATGAACAGGAATCGGCGTACAGATGATAAGAAGGACGCGTCGGAATTAACGACGGTCATTGTAAAGCTGGAAGGAATAAGCCGCGACGTATACGAGATCAAGAACGACCTGAAAGATGTAAAGCAGGATGTAAAGAAACATGATGAGCTCATCATAAGACTTGATGAGGGTTTGAAAACTGCATGGAAGGCTATTGAGAAATTGCAGGGAAATGAGGTGAAAGATGATTAACAGACAGTGGATGAAGGCGGCAGCAGTCAGAGCGATCAAGACAGTAGCACAGACCGCTATAGCGACTATAGGTACATCTGTTGTAATGAATGATGTGAACTGGGTTATGGTCGGCAGTGCTTCACTGCTTGCAGGTATCTTATCAGTTCTCACATCAATCGCAGGATTGCCGGAGGTAGACAATGCAGGGGATTGATATTTCCAACTATCAGAAGAGCATAAACCTATCAAAGTTGAAGGAACTGGATTTTGTAATCATAAAAGCTACACAGGGAACGGGGTATATAAACCCGTCAATGAAAAGCCAGATAAAACAGGCTGTTGATCTCGGTATCCCTTATGGCCTTTATCATTACGCTTCACAGGGCGGGGCGGAAAAAGAAGCACAGCACTTTATCGATACGGTAAAAGATCATATCGGTAAAGCGATACTTGTACTCGACTGGGAGACCGATAGCAACCCGAATTTCAAAAACATAAAGTATGCCAAGACGTTTCTCGATTACGTGAAAGACAGGGCAGGAGTAGCACCGCTTATCTACATGTCAAAGAGCGTATGCCGGCAATTCGACTGGAAGGATACAGCAGCGTTATATCCTTTGTGGGTTGCACAATACAGAAACAAGAATATAACAGGCTGGCAGAAAGAACCGTGGACAGATGCCAAGGGGTACGGTGCATGGAGCAAGCCTGCAATATTCCAGTACACTTCTACAGGACGGCTTGAAGGCTACAGAGGTAACCTTGATCTTGATATAGCATATATCAGCAAAGAAATATGGAACAATTATGCTTCACCTTCAAGTGATCTTGAAAAGGTGGCACAAGAGGTCATCGACGGACTCTGGGGAAACGGAGCTGACAGAAGGAAGAGGCTGACGGAAGCCGGATATGATTATAAGGCAGTGCAGGTCGTGGTTAATTCCATGTTGAAAAAATGAATATTTCTACAATCCCGGTGAGGCAAAAAATCACCGGGATTTCTTTTGCACAAAATTTCATAATCAGTCACGAAAACAAAAAATGCAGCCGATAAGATAAATACAAAATACAGAATACAAAAAAGTGCGACTGGTGCAGCCGGAGTGAAAGTGACCCTGCATCAGATGATTTGGGAAAGGAGAAGACAATGCCAGAAAAACAGCCTCGCACTTTCAAGCATCTAACTAAGACCGACAGGTTAAGGATTGAAAAATGGTTAAAGCAGAAAATGAAACCAAAGGAAATAGCAGGGAAGCTGAGAGTACATGTATCAACAATCTATAGAGAATTAAAACGGGGAGAGTATGAACGTTTGAATGGTACGACATGGGAGATAACAACGGAGTACAGCCCGGATATCGCAGATGAAAAATACAGGCAAAATCTAAAAGATAAAGGACCGGATATAAAAATAGGCAGCGACAGAGCGTTTGCGGACTTTATAGAAAAGACGATCATTGAAAAAGATTATAGTCCGGCGGCAGCGCTGGCAGAAGCAGAAGAAGCAGGATTTAAAACACAGATTTCAATACCGACACTTTACAGCTACATAAAGAAAGAAGTGTTCCTGAACCTTACACAAAAAGAGCTGCCACGTAAAGGTAAGAAAAAACATAAATATAAGAAGGTACATAAAAAGGGAAGCAGAGCACCGGCAGGGGACAGCATCGAGAAACGCCCGCAGGAGATAGAGGACAGAAAAGAGTTCGGACACTGGGAAGGTGATACCGTCTATTCCAGCAGGAAGAAAAGCAAAGCAGCACTGCTGACTATACAGGAAAGAAAGACTCGTAAAGATATTGTAATCAGAGTACCAAACAGACAGGCCGATACAATCGTGAAGGCTGTTGATGCCTTGGAGCGTAAGCTAGGTGCACCAACGTTCAGAACTATTTTTAAGAGTATCACGTTTGATAACGGTAGTGAGTTTTCATCGGCAGAAGAGTTGGAAGCGTCATGCATCAATAAGAACAAGCCCAGAACGAAGGTATATTTCGCACATCCATATAGCAGCTGGGAACGTGGCACTAATGAAAACGGTAACGGTATGATAAGGCGTAAGCTTCCTAAAGGTACTGATTTTGGAAAGCTCACCAAGGCAGATATTAAGGATGCGGAAGAGTGGATAAACAACTATCCCAGAAAGATACTTGGATATAGATCAAGTAACAGGGCATTTGATGAAGAATTAAAGTTATTAGGAATAAGCGTATAAGCATAAACAAACATTCAAAGATACGTGCAAGGCGGCAGCGGATAGCTGGACGCCTAATTGTTGTGTACATATGTTGTGAAATATAGACAAAAACGGTACCGAATGTTTGTTTATATTTTAAATGAAAACTATCGCATTTAATACTTGACTTTTCATTGGTGAATTTGTAAAATAAATGCGAAAGAAGTCAATCACGCTTATCGCATTTCATAAGGATTTGAAATATAGCGTCAGAAGTTTAGACTTCTGGCGCATTTTTTATTTTTAAATCCGAATGATGCAGCAGGTAAAGAAATGAGGAATAACAAATTTTACAGAAAACAGGCAGAGGATTTAGGGAAGAAGCTAGATCAAGAAACTCGCAAACAAATATGTCTCGTTTACGGTTCAGCATGTTTAGCCTTGTGGAAAAATTGGCAGTGGCGAACAGAGAAACTAAGCAGACTAATCGATGTTTCATATGGAGCATGGGATGACTGCGAAGAGTTGGGACATAAAAAGAGCGTAGTTCAGCTGCTAGATGAGGAAACAGGTATTGAGCTAAGGCTACAGGAAGATGGTAAATCATGGCGGGAATTTCAATTCCTAAATGGTGAATGTGAGTACAAACAATACCAAAGAGGATTGAGTTATCCGCAACTCATAGCCCGGAGACAGGGCGAACTAAAATGGGCCGGAGCAATCATTGAGGCAACCATATTCCTAGCACTTCACAGAAAAGAGGGCTTCGGGTTCAGACGAATATCAAGACTACTACAGCAGATGTTTGACATTCAAAATGAATTTGATTCAGACCCGGAGAAGATCAGGGAAGAATGCAGGAAGGTTACTAAGATCAAGATTGAAACGAATTTGGGCGAAACGAAAATCCGGCCGCAGATGAGCAGGGAAGAATATTATTTTGAGATGTCGGCAGCGGAAGCTGTAAGAAAGATAATAAACGAGGCAGGGTGAGTGAAATATGGAGTTGATAACAAAAAAGATATTTAATGATTTAGAAGAATTGATGATGTCGAATGACATTGCACAGGTGGGCGACGAAGTTATTGTAAAAGACCTATACGGATATACAAAGTACGTTGTAGCAGATATTAACGATGATGAGATCAAATTCATAAGGAAGACTCTCTTTAAAGACTATAAGCCAATGAAGACAGAAAATTTTGATCTTAAAGAATGGCTTGATGGTGAATACAGAAGGTCTATTACAGAAAACCTGCCGGATAACATCATAAAGCTTATGGGCGTTGTAACTATTCCAACAGTCAAAGAAGTGTACGGAGTAGATAAGTTTGATACAAAGTTGGAAGGCAGTCAGTGGAAGTGGTTTGAGAACCGCGAGAACAGAATAGCATTTACCGACAACGAGGATGATGAGCTGTCCGATTACTGGTGGCTGCGTGATGCCGTGTCGGCGTCGCACTTCGCCCTTGTGCGCAACACCGGTGCCTGCGCCTCCCCCTACGCTTCGCTTGCGTGGGTTGGCGTCCGCCCCGCTTTCAGTATCCGCAAATCTTAAATCACCGCCCTTCATGGGCGGGGATGGTAAGGAGGCTTCAATATGACGAGTCTTGAAAATTTCAAAGTAGTGCAGAGACACAACCACCTTATTATGCACCGCGTCACAGAATTGGAAAAAGAGGCTTTTAAATCAATAGCAAACGGAGACTTTGCACACTATTCTGAATTGCTGGAAGAAATAGACCGTCTGCAAAAAACTTACATGAGTTACCGCAGGACAAATAAGAGGACGATAGCCAGAAGCATAAGGAGCAAACGAGGTGAAAGACTTTGATAATTCTTAAAGAGCTCATAAGTCGGTTCAAACTATACCAACGCATAAGAGTATTTGAGAACGGAAAGCAGCTTTTTATCGGCATGACGTTTGACCTCACAGATTACAGCGAGGAACTGTGGGAGAGAATCAAAGATA